CCCCTCTTGGCTACGCCAATTCACCCCCAAGGCAGGTGTCAAAACGCACACCGCGAAGGACCACCAAGCGCTCGACAGGTCGAGCCAGAGATTCCCGTAGAGGAATCCGGCGTCCCCGCCGTTCCCAAGGCGGCCGCGCTCAAGGGCTTCGCGCAATCCTGCGCCTGTTCCGCCGTAGTAAAGCATATCGCCAACGCCAACGGACTCACCGGAGCCGAACGTCCGAGGGTATGTCACGCCTGTTGCAAGATCGATATCTACGTCACCGAGCCAACCGTCACTTGAACTGCTCTTTTCATAGGTGGCAACCTTTGTGTAATTGGTGACTGCCGTTGCCCACGTCGCACCCTTGCGGATGTAATAGCTAACCTTCGTTGCAGACTCTTTATTCCAGATTTCATCGAGGGAGATATAATATGCGCCGATACCCTCTTCAACGCCGTTAATCTTGAATGCGTGTTTGCTGTCGTTCGCCTGATAGCCATCTGCACCGATGACATTGTCAGTCGTGCCGCTGAAGCACGGTGCTGATGAAATCAGCGTCGTTGTGGTTACATCGAATGTGCTGTCCACATCCACGTAGATTCTGGTGTAGGTGTCGTCCACAGCTTCAATCTTTGAAATCTGTACTCTGTTCGCAAGGTTATAAGTCACAGCCTGTCCGCGGTCAGTATTTGTTGTGGTTCCCATCTCGCCGATTGTCACGCACGCGCCGACATAGAAACTTGCTGCATCCGTGGTTTTTAGGGTGACGTACTTCACGCCCGTTGCAGCTACCTGGTTGTATTTCTGAACATTGAAGTTCGCGCAACCTGTGAATACGGTCTGGCTGTTCTTTGTGGCATACTTAATCCACAGCATGCACAGCAGATAAGCCGTTCTCGCTGCGCCTGAACCGTAATATCCAGTTCCTTTTTTTTGCATAAGTGTATGTGCTGAACTATAGGAAACAAATCCTGCCGGTGCAATGCCGCTTGAACTGTACAGCACGCCATCAACATAGCCCGCATAATACTTTGTTACGATGCCATACCCCATCTCATTTCCGTAGTCATCACAGCACCACGGCGTAGGCGTATCGCATCCGATTTCCGGGTGTTTCTTGTCGCTGAAATGAATGTCATAATAGGTATCGTGAACCTCGATGCCCCAATACGTAGGCGGTGTGAGGATACCTACGTCCTTTGCGCCATAGTATGAGAATCCTGCCTGTCCTGCCAGAGCCGACGGAATCTTCTTGCCGTTCTCATTGCATGTGAAATTGCAATCCACGAATGAAAAAGCGTTTCTGTTCGCAAAGTCATCCGCGCCCTTTGTCGTTTCTGTGGACGGAACTGCACGCAATCCTGCCGACGAATCCAGTTTCTCGCCAGCCGGTGACGTGCTTGTCGTGTAATAATAGAATCTCGTCGTGAATACTTCGCCCGTTGCTCTTGCTTCAAAGAATGCTTTGAAATCGAACGTGGACGCATCCAGTACCGACGCGCTGATTTTCAGAACCTCATTCAGAATCTTCTGTGACGTTCTTTCGTCTGCTACCTGTGTGATTAAATCTCCACTTGCCATTCGTTACGCCTCCCTTATTGTGAGTAGTCCGTCCTCAACACTGAGGACGCATGATGTGTTTGTTACCGTGTCCACCATCGTGTTCATACCGTTCAGTGCGCCCTCGCAGGCTTCTGCCGCCGCATTTGCCGCCGACGCTGCTGTGTTTGCGCTACTGGCTGCCGTGTTCGCTGCTGCTGTCGCCGCGTTCATGTTTGATGTAAACGCCGTAACAGTTTCCATGTTGCTTTTTGTCGTTGAAACCGCATCTTCATACGCAGACTGGTCGAAAATCGGGTCAAGGCTAAGAAACGTTGTTTCTCCGTCACCCTGCCTGATAATGACGTAGGTAGTTCCATCTGTGCGTGATGCAATCTCTATGCCGATTTCCCTTTCCTTGAGGATAAGGGTTCCTGCAACCGCAGACCACTGTGCCGTCGTCCCTGTGCAGGGGCTAATCATTGCCATAGTCTTTTACCTCCTTTTTAGCTTGCGGCCTGCCGTGAAATCGGTGTGCCGCCGTCAAATAATATGCCACCATCAACCGCCCTCTGCGCAGGATTGCCGCCGTCTATGACGATTGGTGTAATAGCCCGTAATGTAGGTGTCTCTCCGTCACAATTCAGATACATACTGTTATAAAGGGCTTCTGCGCGTTCAAAGTAGTCCTTTAAGCTTGTGAGGATTTCTTCGGACGCTTCGTTGAGCGATTCTGTCACTGTGGTTGCGATTTCTGCCTTGTCGGCGCTTACCTGCTCCTGTGATGCAAGTGCCGATGCCGCCGCCACGGCGGCTTCGGTTGCGCTCTGTTTTGCACTTTCAGCCTGTACAGTAATATCAGCAAGATAGTCAGGCCGCAGGTGTTTGCTTTGAATGCTGCCATCCAATACCTCTGCGGATACTTCCCCGGTTGTTCCGACAGAAAAACCTATTGTGCCAGAATCGTTGAATTCGTATTGTGATACAAAAGCAGCTAAATCTGCGTATTGTACGGTTCCATCGTCGAGTTTAATAACAAGACGTTGCCCGCTATAATCAAGCGAAAAATTGACCGCAATCTTCTCAAGCTTTGTGTCTATCGTTGTGGTTGCGCCATTATAATAAGTAATAGTGAAGATTCCAGTATCCTCATCAAGTGAAACGCTCTTTATCAAGACCGCCGCATCTGTTTTACTGAGTTTCACGGTCTCGAGTTCGATAATGCGGTTGTCTATCTCATTGACGGAATAGTCGATTTTATTCAGGTTTGTGTCGTTTATTGGTGTGTTTGTGCTAGGCTCATTTTCCCAATTTATCCTGTTGTACACTTTCTGGTATGCCATCTCAAATCCCTCCTTTATGACGACAATTTTTCGGCCAGACTTTTTAGTGATATTTCTGTCCCGTCACTTTTCATAATGACTACATCATCTCTGAAAATTGCTTTGAACGAACAGTCGAGTGCATTTTCAACAGTTGCTTTTTGCCCAAATGCAACACCGCGCCCGCCGTGTAAAAAATGCATAAGGTAGATTGCTGTGGACACGTAATCTATATAATAAATCGTAGTAAACGCATCTTGAAGTTTATACCTCACGTCGTAACTGAACTCTGTATCAAGGTCACCACCGCAAGTGTTTTCCCCGGGTGTAATTGTTGTAGCTGTGCCATATGTGCTTGTGTCAGTCCTCTTGTAATCTACCGACAAGGTGATGCTGTTTTTCCCTGCGCATGATGAATATGATACCTCCGTTTCGCTCAAAAAATAGGTTCCGTCATTATCCTCTGAACCAGCGCTATTTGCGCGAGAACTTCTCACGGAATCAAACGTAGGTATTGAATACGAAATAACATTCACCGTGCATGATTTTGATGCTGATCGTAAGCGTTTGTCTGTTATGGTCACCGTGCATGTAAGTGCGCCGTATGCACTTATTGTGTTGATTTGCGGCAAATTGTTTGTATCATATGTTATTGTTCCTGTCGTTTGGCTATCTAACTTCATGCATATTCTCGTAATGGATGAACCTGTTGTCGGTGCGCAGCTAATTGCCGAAATCCTTAGTCCACTTTGCCCTTGAATGAAAACGTTTCCCCAGCTTGATGGAACGGGTGTATTGGTTTTATCCGCTAACGTAACGCTTGAAATAGTTGGGACAACATCTTCGGATAATTTCATTGTTGAATACACAGTATTATATTGGTTGATCGTTTTATATAATTGTCCTCCAAAATAAATTTCTGCTTTAACTATTACGCTTTCGGAAGTTGATGACTCTCCGAAAACTTCCAACGGTATTGTGTAGCTGCAGCTATAGGAATTGTCCGCGTTTTTTACATACTTTTTCCCGTTTACTTCCCAATAAACTACAGTTGTTGCATCTTCACTCTTTATTGCGTTGTCGTATATATCCCAAAAATACGCATAAATAGGTGTTGATCCACTTGTAGTGTATTCTTCATGATAGGCCATGCCGTTTGAAGAACAGCTTATGTATGATGGCGCGTTTTCTATATCATAGAAACTCGTAGTTCCACCGAATAGTGTTGCGATGTCTGTGGAAGCCACTGTTACTTCCCATGAAAAATAAGGTTTATAAACAGTTATTAGATCGCTATACGCATCTACTACATAAGTATATTTTGTGGAGGACATCACGTCTTTATAATCTCCAGCTTCTTCTGTTTTTGTTATGTGCCATATTGGATTTACAGTCTCCCCATTCAGTTCAATCGGATAAGGGAAACTATTTCCATAAATCCAATGGCCAGAGTATCCGAGCGACCATCCGTTCGTCCCACAATGAAACACTAATTTTAACGTTGTTGTACTAGCGGTGACGCTGCCTTCTATTTTCATATAGAAGTCGGTTGTTGGTATAAGATTATTGCAATCAAATAATGTCCTAGATGTCACGCTCATATCATTTACTCCACATTGAATATATTGTCATCATCTTGAACAGGCGTATAAACTGCCGCCCTTGCCATATATGCAACGCTAGCCACGCTTGCTGTTTCCGTTTCTTCCACTGCTCTCCATTTCACACCCATCCCATAAACCGTAGAAATAAAGTCAAAATAACCACCATCTGAAGCCGCCCCCACCGAAAGCCTATCCATTGCTTCGATCGCGTTAATGTGCATTTTGTTGTATTGCACATATGCAATTTCTGCTCCGTCTTGCTTGAAAGACATTTTTTTGTTGCCAATGGTTATGGAATACGGTGAATCTTCGCTATTTACTTTTTTCCCAATTTGCAATCCGTCATCGGAAAAAGTAAAATATGTCTCTAATTCCTCTTTGTAGGAGTTTGTGTTATTCTCTGCGTCGTATATTTGATTTTGCAAACTGCTTATTGTTACATTTATGTTTTTTTCAGTTTGTACCAAGCTAGTATTGTACGAACCATTTAACTGTTGAATCGTGTCTGCTTTTGCTTCTGCTACAATATTATCTGCGTAGGTTTTAACGTCGCTTGTCTCCTGTTTCGTGCTGTACGTTTTTGAAACGGATGATGTAATGCTATCCGCTGCTATGTTTATCGCTGAGTTCATTTCCGTGGTGGTGCTGTAACTCTTTAATTTCTCGGCGGTATCGGCTTTTGCATTACTTTCGGCGTTGCCCGCAACAGTATCAGCGTACTCTTTGGTTTCAGTCTTCAGATTGGAGATCTCCGATTTTGTCTCATCGAAGTTTCTTGTGAATGTGTTCGCCTTGCGTTGCAACTGCATAACAGAACTTTGGACTGAGTTTACGTCTTCTGAACACTGTTCAGTGCCGTCAGCTACATACGTATCACTCAACGCTTGTATGCCGTTGAGTGTCCTTTGCAGAACGTAGCTTTCAATAATTTCAAGTTTCGTTGACAGTCTTACCGCATCGCCGACTTCGACGCACGGATTACCCTTTGCTTCACATTCAAACGGTCTGTAAATAACCCCTTTGATTTTCCCATAAATATTGGTAGCGATAGTGGTTAAATCATCTTCATCCTTTCCATAGACAAGAAAGTTGTTTTGGATGATATAGCAGTTGTCACCATCCCCTACTGTTGCACCTACGTCGCCCTCTTCCTGCCGGATTTGCAGTTTGTTAATGGTGCCGACGAGATAATCTTCGTAAGTGCATGAAATATACTGCCCCTTGTTTACCGCCGTTGCTCTGCCTTGCCCTGGATAGAGGTCATTTGCCGGGTAGAGGTCGTTTGCTGGATATAAGCCCTGAATATTTTGGTTGAGATATATGTAGCAAAGTTTCCCGTCTCTGCCGATGTGTCCGAAGCATCCATTTATTTCGCAGATTGCACAAATAACATCGCGTCCGCTCATAGCCGTTCCGGTCACACTTGTAGTTTCTGTTTCACTATTTGTTGTTGCTGAAACAGTCTTTTGCACTATCATGCCGTCATTCACGAGACTAATTTCTTCTTGCTCAAGTCCAAAATATTCTGCAAAGCTTGTGCGGAGTTCTTTTATCGTGACAGTTGTGCTTGTATCTGGAAACAGTCTGTTGTACCATGGAGCAACATCTGCATTCAGGATGTCATACATAGCGTCGTAGGCGGTAATGTCTCTCCATGATTTATCTGCCGTCGGAACGTCAGAATATACCTTATATTTTCCAAATGTAAACGGTTTGTCTGGATTGCCGTTTAGCGTTTCTGAAATTATCAGCCACTTATCTTTTAATGGTGAAACTATATTTGATACACGAAATTTAACAACGCTCGATTCACAACGTCCAAATTTCAACTCACTTTCAGAGCATAAGCTTTCCGTAAGTGAGAAATTTTCCTGATGCAAAATTTCATTCGTGATCTCACCGCCGTCATATTCGATTTTAAGCTGTTTATCTACGCTATTTTGTTTGTACAAATCGGCATATTCGTACTCGACCATTCGCAATCACCTCAATATCCAATGAACGAAATCTTGCATTCTTTGTAAACGACTCTCCCATTGCTTGTGGTGTAGATTGTCGGCTGTGGTTCAGCCATGTATGCTTCTTGCGTGATGTAATCACAGTATTCGGGAATATACATTGTCACATTACCCTTGCGTTCCAATGTAATTGTGTAATTTGCCCGAATATTTGACATAATATCTTCCCATTTCGATTCTGTCATTGGTCTCAAGCTGAACTCGCACTTGCACGGGACGTGCGATAATACGTTTCTGTGCAGTAGACCGTTCGCGTCTCTGTAAGAATCCAAATCCAATACACCCGGATACGCCTTGTAGCTGTCCAGTCTTATGACGCTGTCTTTAATTGTGTAATCTCCTATCTTGACAAGAAAACCGCTGTATGCCATACGGACAACTCCCCATATAATAGAAAAGAGCCAAACACGCGTATAGCGTATTCGGCTCAAGGCTCTGTTCTTTTACTGTTTGCTTTTATGCTTTTATTCTACCATGTCAGGATTGTTTTTTCAATGCGCTTTTCGTCAATATGCATATGCGTTATTCCCAGTGCGCTGATAATATTCCTTTGCATACTTTCTCGCGGCTTTTCCAATATCCGTCGAGGATATTCCGAATTCTTTCTGCAAGATCGCCTGCAATAACTGATTCTGTTCGCGCATCAATTCAACTTCCTGCTGTGATGTGGAATATACTGCGTCTCTGATACCCGTAATTTCTTCGCCGCCTGCGACAGCATTCTTACCACCTACAGTGCCAAGGATTTCTGGAACGCCATTTTCGCCTGCACCGAAAAGGGAATAGCTGTTTGGCAAGTATCCACCAGCCTTATACCACGACACGCTGAACGATGGAACACTGGGCGGTTTCAAACTAAAACTACCGCTTATGGAAAAATGCGGTAATTTAATTTTCGGCAGGCTCCATGTAAAATTAAAGAAGCTTTTCATTTTGTCAATAGCATTCTTGACTGAGGTTTTCGCAGATTCCATTTTTGTTGAAATCGTCGTTTTTATGCTGTCCCACTTTGAACTTGTATTGCTCTTTATACTGTCCCACTTACTCGATACGGATGTCTTTATACTTTCTGATTTTGACGTGACATTTGTTTTGATCGTACTCCACGCAGTCGTCATATTCGTTTTGACGGAACCCATGGTGTTCGACAGGTTGCTCTTGATTGAACCCCACTTGTCGGATACAGTTCCGCGTATCGAAGTTGTTGCGGTGCTTATTGACTGCTTTATACCCTGCCATTTTTCGGAAGTTAACGTTTTTACATTTTGCCATGCTGTAGACGTATCGCTTTTTACACTGCTCCACTTTTCAGAAATACTCGTCTGTATTCCGCCCACTTTTGTGGACAGGGTTTCTTTCAAGCCGCCCCATTTCTCGGACGTAGAAGCCTTGACATTATCCCACGTCTCAGAAGTTTTGGTTTTTGTATTCTCCCATGCGGTTGATATGGATTCCACTATACCCTCTGTTCTGGTTGAGACTTCCTGTTTAATATTCTCCCACTTCTCAGACACAGAAGTCCTTACGCTTTCCCATGTACTTGAAGTCTTTTCGGTGACATTGCCCCATGCTTCAGCCACATCGTCACGAATCTCGCCCGTTTTCGCTGACAGTGATTCTTTAATACTCGCCCATTTCTCCGATGTTGTGGTCTTTACACTTTCCCACGTTTCAGTCGCATTATCTAAGAGGTCATCGCACCATCCACCTATGGTTTCGCCTACGTAGTCGAACGATTCGGCGATATCATCCCCCCAAAGTTTGAGTGCGTCTGACCATGTGCCATCTGCAAATGCGTCTTTTAGAGTTTGCACTTTCTCCAAAAATGGCATTTGTGCCGCATCAACTAAGCCTTCGTCACCTATCCACTCGCCGTACATCTCTGCGAGTTTGTTGCCACCCAGATAACCGACTACCGCCGCAAGTGCGCCTGCGATGCCCCAAAGCCCTGCGCTTACTACGCCGCCTGCGCCTGCCGCCGCTGTTGCGGTTCCTGCACCGCCTGCTGCCGTTGCTGCCCCTGTTCCACCGCTGAATAATCCTGCAAGCGTTGTGATTGTGGATATGACTGTTGAGATGCCCTTGACCGCGCTGAATACCGCCATTGCGCCCTTTAATGCAATGATAGCCGTTGCAATAGCCTGAATGCCGTCTGCTACGTCCTGCGGTGTTACATCGTCCATCCATTCTTCCACAGAATTCAGGAAATCCTTGAATTCATCCGAGTTGATAAAGTCTGCGAGTGCATCTGACACCCTACCGATAAAGATAACAAGTCCCTCGCCGACAGTTTCTGCGAATGGTTCAATGTGCTCCCATAATTCCTTGAGATTTGCCCGTAAGGTTTCCCAGTCAACTTTTGCGTTGAAATCAATCAACACTTGCAGCAAGTCGGGCAGACCCTTTTCCATTACCCACTTGCTCAAGGGCAAAATGACCGACGTATAAAAGTCGCTTACCACGCCAGACAAATTTTCTACCACGGGAGAAAGGGAGGATGTCCATTCCTCCATCTTTTGCAGAATCGGTGAAAAGTCAATGTCTTTTGACCATTCAACCGTCTTGTCTGCTGCGTTTTTGATATTGCCCACAATATCTCCGAGAATGTCGCGGATATTCTCGAATATCCTTTTGCCTGTGTCGTTCTCCTGCCATGCCGCGTCAAGGTTTCCTGCAAGGTTCCCGACAACCTGTCCGATGTCACCAACGATTGTCCACATATCATTCAATACAGATATGCTTGCAGGCTGATTCCAGACTTCGAGGAAATCTGTTCCAATGTCCTTTAATAGCCCTTTTATGTTGGTTACAGCATTAGACCACGAATCCATGACATATTGTCCGGATTCATCCCATGACTGCTTAAGCGGTGCAAACAGTGAAGCCATGATTTCCTTTAACTGGTCTGCTGCTTCTTTATAAGGGTTTGTAACTTCCTCTGTGGTGAACATATTGCTTGCGTCGCCGTTCAGAGCGTCACTTGAACTCGAATTGCTTGTAAGGTTGTTTAGCTCGTCATATGTGGCAAGCTGCTTTTTTGCAGACTTCGACGCATCATCAAGAGCCTGCGCGTAATCCTGCGTCTGCTTGATTGCCTTTGTATAGGTTGCCTTTCCGGTCAGAGCTGCAAAGAACTGTGACAGCATAGTTGCCGCCGCTGCCAATTTCTCCATGAGGTAGTCCAAAACAGGTGTCAGAAAGTTGAGGATAGGCTCCGCAGCTGTTGCAAACGAATTCCCCACAAACTTCAGGTCGTTATACAGCAGGTTGACATTTTTATGAAACTCCGTACCCATCCGATTTGAATAGATTACGAGGTTGCTGAAGCCAGTCTTTGCCAACTCGAAGAACTGTGTGAAAGCAGACCGCAGCATCATAAACACACCCAGTCTTGCAACGGAACCGAGTTTCTTTTTAAGCCCCTTGAAACTATCGTTCCGTGCCTTTGCCGAGGTTTTTAACGCTCCTGTAAATTTCTTTACCGTGTTTTGGATAAAGCCGTTCAAACTCTGGACAAGATTCTTTGCGCCAGTGCCGATTGCGTGTAATGCGCTGTTAGCTTTCTTTGCTGCGTTTCCTGCATTGCTCGCTATCTTTTTGAATGCTTCTGATATTCTATTCAGCTGTCTGGTCGTTCCTGCATCAGAATCAGAACTGCCGTTACCATCATCCGTCGGGAGCGTGATTGACTTTTTATAGTCGTTAAACTGCTTTGTGGCCGTCTGAATCCCTCTGACCGCATCCTCATATTTTGTCGCGTCGAAAGAGACTTTGCCGCTCTCCATGCCGCTTATGGTCTTTTTGAAGTTGTTTATCTGGTCAATAAGCAACTTGATTCGACCATTTGCGGTCTGTGCAGCCGTTCCTACGTGCTGTTCCGCGTTTGCAAGGTTTTCTGCCGAGCCGGATGTGTTATTCGTTTCCTGGTTTACTTTTTCTGCGCTGTCTGCAATTTTCTCATAACCATCTGCCGCATCTTTCAGGTTTCCGGTTTCGTTGAGTTCTTTGCTCTTGTTTACGAGGTCATCTAATGTTTCTTCTGCCTTTTCTGCTTCTGCGGTAATATCCTTTATTGAGGATGAATCGAATTTCTGGAATTCAAATTTCTCAAATTTTCCATTCTTGATAACAGAACCCTTTTTTTTCTGTCCGAGAATCTTAGCGCCGTTCTGAAGCTGTGAAGCATCAATTTTGGGCGCGTTAAGGCTACGGAACGTATCTTTCACCTGTTCCGCAGATTTGATTGTCTTCTTAATACCCTCAGAATCTATGCGAATACTGATTTTATTGTTAGAACCGAGGTTGCCAAGGGCAGAGCCAATCTTCTCTACCGCATCGGTAATCTCTTTCAGTTTTGAAGAATCAACGTTGGACAGAGATTTGATTGACGTAGTAATGCCACGCAATCCCTTGCTTGCGTTGCTCATCTGATTTCCAGCCGTTGAAAGGTCTTTTAAGCACTTTGAAAAGCTTTCGAGTTTCTGAACGTCGATTGACTCTGTGGCTTCTTTTACTTTATTCAGGAATTTAACTGTTTTATTAAAGCCACTACTCGCTTTTTCTGCGGTGGATTCAATCTCTATGATCAGTCCGTTTGTATCTTTATCAGCCATTGTTCCACCTCATGTCGCCCTATCCGTTTGGTTCGTCGTCCGTTTATAATGAAAACACTGGGGAAAAGTGCTGGACTTGCACTTCATTCGGCTCGTCAGCCTATCCCAGTGTAATCAGCTTTTATTTCGCTCTCGCCGTTGCTTGTTATGAACCGACGCAAAAGCAGCAAACCGCGCACCATCTGTCATTACTTCGCCTTTTTTCTGGGCTTGAGGCGCTTCGATGCTGTTCGCACTTCTGGGCATTGATGGATACGGGTAACCTCTTCCGCCAAATATCGCTGCCAGACCATCAAGCACGTAAGTTCCTATGTCCCATGCCAATGTGTCTAAAACTTTTGCCCGTTCTTCCAGTTCTTTTTCCCATTTCATTCTGAACGGTTCAAGTCTTTTAGGGTTCAGTTTCCAGAACGTTTCATATTCAACTCCCCATTTAAGTGCATTTGGAAGCCAGACTTCATTGATTAACTCTGCGTAACTGCTGTAATTTTCGAGTTTGTTTTCTTCTTTGCTGCCGTCGGTTTGGTCTCCACCGCCTTGTCGGCAGCGTCTCCAAAACCCGCGTCTTCCATAGCCTCCGTAAATGCGTCCATGATTTCGTCCATGGTGCCACCATTTCTCATATGTTCAGTGAAGATTTTCCCTGCGCGGTTCAAATCTTTCTCCCCGATAAGAACTGCCACTATTGCGCGTATCGTCTTGAAAATTTTCATGTTGCCCGTGTTGCTACTATCCATGAGTGCCATCACGTCAACGCCGTTGTCTTCCAGATCACACATGATATTTACAAAATCCAATTCCTTTACATTGATTTCCTTGTCGCCGTTATTTGTCTTGAGAATCATAATTTCAACCGTCCTTTCGTTGAATCGTCCATATTATGCGGCGGGGGATCGCTCCCCCACCGCCAAAGCTGCTTTTACGCGCTTGCAGAGGAAACGTAATGCATCTCCTCATCGCCCTCGTCGGTGATGGAGAATGTCATCTCACGCACCGCATTTGAAGATCCACTGTTCGGATACAGGGACAGCTTACCCTGCCACTCCCAGATACCGTCCTCGCCATTCTCGCCAAACCATATTTGATAGGTATCTACGGTTCCTGCATCTTCGATAGCAAGCAGTTTCTCGTAATCATCCTTGTCATACCATGCTTTGAATTCAAGGTCTGCACTATCCTCGATACCATCTATCGTTCTCTTTTTCGTATCGGAAAGAGTAGTGGAATCCAGTTTCTCTTTCGCACCGCCAAGGTCGGGATACTCGGTAATGTCGATCAGCTTTGCGAATTCCGTGTCGCTTGCGCCTTTCTTCATCAGAAAGGTTTTATTCGTACACTTTGCCATGTTTATTACCTCCTTATGGATTCCCTTGCCCAAGAGGTATATTATGCCTTGTGTTAAAATCACGGGCAGGCGTTAGGCGTGCGCTTTTCGGGAGCGACCCTATCCCGTGACGATAACCTATGTTTCGAGTTTCGAGCATCTGATAACGAATTGATACACCGATGAATCCGACACATTCTCAATGGGGCTGAATTCATCAATACGGAAGAATTCGCCTACGAGATATGCACGCGCCAGATTTGCAATGTTTCGCACGTCATTTATGCTCTTTTTGGAGTACAGCTTTATTTCTGCCGACAAGGTAACTGCATCCTCTGTTCCAGACAATGTTGTCGCTGCGGTTGGCGCATTCAACTGTTTATAATACATATACGGAAATGACGGCGGTGTCGAACTGTACACCGTGCCACCTTTTAAGCCAGAATAGCTGCTCTGCAAGGTTTTCAGCAATGTCGTATAGTAGGCGTTGTTTCTATCCTTTACCATGTGCGAATGTCTCCCTTGCTACCTCTTTCACTTTCGAGCGCAGATACAACAGCGTGTCATACATGAAATGCTGTGAATCAATACCTTCTGTGAAGTGCAGTTTGCCGTCGTCCCCGGGGAAAAGCCATCCAATCCTGCCATCTTTCGTAGTGAAGATATGCTTTCCGGTCAGATAGCCCGTATATTTGCCGCCCGTCAGGTTTGCGGCTTCTGCAAGCCATTCTCCGCTAGGGTGTGGACTTGCCTGTCCCTTTACGCCTGTTCCGAATTCGAGATATACGCAATACTCGCCGCTTGCCTTTATGATGCCGATATTATCCTCATCAAGAACGTAGCCAACGATTGATGCCTGCGCTTCTCCCGTATCTACCGGAATGAGTTCTTTTGCCTTTTGTTCCCCCATCTGGGTAAGTGTCTTGACAATTTCTCTCGCCGCTGTCTGGACAAGTTGCTTTTGTTTTTCCACTTCCTCTATCGCCGCATCAATGCTTGCAATGTCGAGTGGATTGACTTTAATTCTCCTGCGCATTTACTTCACCCGTTATCTTGCGGATAGCCCACACGCCACGGTGTAAGTCAATCTTTGGGCATACACAAACGTAGTCAGGTTCGGTGTCTGTGGAACCGTCCTCGTTGAGAACCGGTACCACATCAATGAACAGCCTTGAATACTCATCAATCGGGAGTTTCTGCACCGTCGATATGGATTTGTCATAGACAATATCCTTACCGAACGGGGAATCCTCCGCATTTCCTGAGTTGGGGCTGATTCTTGCTTTCGCCTTGACCGGGTTTGAGTATTTCTTGATTGTGCCGCCCGTCAGTGCGCCGTCCTCGTCGGTTTCTTCTACCATTCCCTCGTAGGTCTGGTAGTAGAATGTAACCTGATTGCAAGGCAAATCGTACAGCTTGACGTTAAACATCTTTGGTCTCTCCTATCCCTACATACGTCTTTGTCGGTATAGCCGAAAGTGCTGAATCCACGCTTTCCTTGCCGGTCTTGCCCCATGTCATCGTGATACCTAATTCTGTGTGGGAAGTCAGCCCTTGTCTGGAGTCGCCGCTGTGAACCTCTTTCGCCACGTCGTAAATCTCGAATTCGTAACGGTCGTAGAAATTGTTCAGCTGTTTCTCGGTCGGGTTGTCATCCGGTGCCCAGAAATAGTGATTTGCGGCAAGCCTACGTGCTTTCAGCAAGAGGACGGTCAACTCATCATTCGTAAGGTCTGCATCCCCTATAATGGTTCGCGCTGTATTTAAGTCCACCGTCCTCACCTCCGTTTAACCCTGTTGCGCAAGAAATTCCTCTACGATTTCTGCCTTGCTCCGTTTCTTGATCGTATAGCCAAGGTCGGCCGCAATCGCGCGGATTTTGTTTGCGGATAACTCATTTAGGGCTTCTGCCGTATAGGGTTGCTCAGTTTCCTCATCCTCTGCAACTTCCGGCTCTGCCACGGTTTCCGCGTCTGTCGGCTCTGTTTCCTCCAGCTCCGCAACCTTTTCAATCAAGGGTGCGTGCTGTCGGTTGTCACTCCCAGACAATTCTGCAAGTCGCTCCGCAGATACCTCCATGCCACGCCGGGGAAATTCATCCCCGACGTTGTACGGATGATCGTGGTCTTGCAGGTCTGTGAAGTATTTGATTACCTTATACATTCGTCAGCCCTCCTGAAGTATTACGCGCCGGTGCTGTTGGAATCGGAATCGGAATTATCCGTCGTCGTCGTTGCCGTCAGTTCACTCGGCAGTGAGGTAGAGATATTCGTGAACTTCGCGCTCATCCACTCCGGGCCATGGTCAAGACCAACCTGACCGAAAATCTGGTAAGTCTCGCCTGCGCCCTTTTTGGAGATAGGCTCAAGGAAGAAATTGCCCTTGTTCGGAACAGGCTGATATACAGGAGCCATGATTGCGGGATTGAACAGAACCGCCGTGCCTGCCGGGAGCGTATCCATCAGAGCCACGCCAACCATACCAAGAGGAGTTACGACAGTCTGAATCTTCAGACCGTTTACATCTCTGCCCTCGGGAACGATGGTCAGGTTGTTCTTCTGTGCGTCGAGGTTCAGCTGCAGGAGTGTGGTTGCATCAACTCCGAGGACGATATTGTCCGTTCTTGCGCCCTGATCGTGAATGCACTTCAGACCCTCTGCGACAAGCCAATAAGACAGCTGCTTGCTGTTCACATCCAGAACGTTAGAAGTGATTGCGGTCAACAGGCCGCGAGACTTGTTCACCTCGTCGTCGGTCGTTGCCTTGTTGTACACGCCGTTCATGAAGGTGTACTCGATGTCCTGTGCAATCTTCGCCATACGTCTTTCAACCTGGAATGACAGTTCGTCGAGAGGGTTAGGGGTCTGCGCTGCAACATTGATACCCGACAGAGTACCCATGTTAGACTGCTTCGCATAAGAGATGGACACGGATTCCATGAAAATCTGCGTCACGTTCGTCAGCTGTGAACGGGTCACAACGGACGGTGTAGGCGCGGTCAAAGATGCGTTTTCAGAGATTGCAGGCTGTGAGCCTTTCTCCGTTGCGAATTCCTGACCGCAAGTGAATTCTACGTGATTGGTGTAGAGAGGTCTTGCACCGATCATCGTAGAGAGGGGTGTTGCCTGCTGCCCCTTAGCAAAAAGCAAACCGCTAAAGTTGGGGGTAGCAAAAGATGTAGCCGTCGTTGCTGTTGCCATAGTGTTTTACCTCCTTGTTTTGTTAGTCTACAGACTGATTTGCCTGTGACTGTTGTAAGATAGCCCGCGTTGCGGAATGAAAATCCAAATTGTCAATCGCTTTGTCGATCTCGGCAGTGTAATCAATCTTGCCATCGTTTCCAGACTGCGGATAAGGCATTTGCGCCGCATACTTCGCGTGGATTTGCTTGTCCATAGCCTCCTCGCGCTCTTTCAGGAACTTGTTAATGTTGCTCGTAACAACTTCCTTTTCGCCGTCAACCTCTGCCGTCGCGGTTGCTTTCGCCAATTCAGCAGACATATTGATTGCCGTGTAGCGTTCGGTCGCTTCCGTGATTGCCTTGAACCGTTCAAGTGACTTCACATATTCAGCGTGCTGCTGTTCCTGCTCCGCCTTAGATTCAGCTTCTGCTTCCTCTGCGGTCTGCTTTGCGCGAAGCTGTTTCCGAAGATTTCCCTCCGACGTGCAAAGTTTGTCATTGTCAGCTTTCAGTTTTGCATTCGTAGCTTTTAACTCGGCAAGCTGCGTGAGAACCGATTCAAGCGTGACTTCATCCTGACCACCGCTGTTTGCGTTTCCGGTCTGCTGTGCCGCCTGCTGTTCCGCTCCGGCCTGCTGTGCCGCCGCTGCTGCCGCCTGCTGTTCTGCGCCTGTCGCTGCGCTGTTTACGTTTCCGTCCATGTTGATTACCTGTCCTTTCTGCGTTTAATTTGTACCGCGCACGTCTCTGTGTGCCTGTATGATTGCTCTTGCGTTTTTGATAGGCTTCTCTGCCTTTTGCGTTTGATTAAAGTCCGTTCTCTCGGACTGCTATATAATGGGATTGCTCCCTTATAACCAAGAAAGAGCCGGAGTGCATGTTACACATCCGGCTCAAAGGCTCTTTCAGATCGATATTTACTTTTTCTTCGCCGTCGTTTTCTTTGCCGGGGCTTTCTTTGCGGTTTTCTTTGCCGCTGCTGCCTTAGTGGTGGTTTTCTTCGCCTGTTCTTTCTTCTGGGCGATTTTCTTCTCGTCCTCTTTCTTCTTTGCTGCCGTAGTCACTTGAATCACCTCCTTAAATGGCTTTATATCTCGACGCATCGGCACGAACATATCTCCGAAGCCGGTGCCCCGTAGGAATCGTCCATTGGGAATAGCATTTTGTATCCGTTTATAAGAAACGGCTCATTAATCGGAACTGTCTGCCCGTCTGCCGCAGCGTGGGTGTCTCGCACTCGCTCATCGCGCTTTGTAAGCCACGTATGCGTCAGCTGTCCGTTCTCCACGTATTCTTTGTGGTTTGCGTAGTTGTAAATCCAGTTTGTTTCATCGAGTGCAATCTGTGTTGCTCTTTCCTTAGAAAATACTCTAGCCACGCTATCTGGCACGTCCTCACGTTTCATTTTCAGTCCGAATAAAATACCGTTCGCGTAGTTTTCGTTCCCGTTTGCCCCTCTTACGGCGGTTTCCGTGGTATCCTCAATGTACTGTGAGAAACGTCTTGCTTTGTTGATCGCTTCCCTGTCGGTTGGGTCGGTCACGAACGTAAGATAAATATCCATCAACTCATCTTCATACTCGCGCGTGGTCTTTTCGTTTCCAAACAGCCCATTCAGCAGATTCATAAACTGTGCTTCAAGGAAATTCACCAACTTGTTTATGAATTTCTCTGCTGTTTCCGTCCGGCGGTTTTTGTCGGATTGCAAGAGGTTCATTTCATCGAAATATTCTACAGGGTCATACATGGGCTATTCCTCCACCATTGCAACCTTTGATGGGTTCATGCTCTCTGCCGTCTTGTCCTTTTCCTGATTGTTCTCGCCGCCGTTGCCCTCCTCATCCTTGCTAGCGTTCGGGTTCGGAATGTTGTTTTCCTCTTTCTTCGGCTCCTGAGTTGACGCGAGTTTCTTTTGCATCCCCTCAATAACCTTTTTGCTGTCCACCCATGCCTGCTGAGGGTCTGTGAACAATCCAACGGTATTGAACGATGTAAGCCCGTCCACGCCTGCATTCAGCAAGGATACGAGCGAGTTTGTCTTTGATACGAGGTCATAGGTCTTTGTACGGCAGAACCGGATTTCAATATCTGCCAACTCAATATCTTTCAGACCATCATACTCTCTCTGGTCTGCTTTCAGGCATTCGATAGCAAGATTCAGCACTTGCATTTCCGGCTCCGTGAACATCTGTTCAACGGTCTTCGCGGAAATCTCAAGACATTGCCAACCGTTACTAAGCTGCATTGCGCCCGTCGTGCTGCCGCCGCTTGCCTCCTGCCATGACGGAGTAGATGTAATTTCCTCAATCTGGCGGTTGTAGTAGTCAACGAACGTCTGAATCTCTGACTGGTTCAAGGTCTGACTAAGATATGTGATCTTCGCTTCTCTCGTGCTGTCGCCGCTTGATTTCGTCATAATCACGCCATCACCGTCCACGAGGTTCTTTTTGCCCTCACCGTCAACGGTGCAGTTGTGCATCCACAGCAGTGATTGTACGTGTTGCATGATATCGTTGATTCTGTCGGAGTTTACAAGGTTCTTTGCATCCAGAATAGGGATAACCTTTTCAAAGATGCCCATGCGGTCGGTAAGTGCAAATTCCACAATGGGAATCTGATTCAGCGCATTTGGAACAATCTCACTCGTGATTCTGTATTCCTCTGTGGATAACTCATGCTCAATCTGGAAACATAACTCTTTCGAGTAAGCCGTCAGTGAGATTGTACCGTCCTCATGTATAAAATACGTGCATCCGAGCATAGGTTCCCGGAACGCGTCATTGGAGTATACAACGAATGTCGTCAGCGGTGACGGCACTGCAATCTCAAACGGGGCAAATCTGGTTTTATCCCTGGACGGCAACACAATCTGATAGCCAAGCCCAGTAATGAACATATCATGTCCAAGTTGCAAGTCTTTCTTTGTCTTTGACTGCTCATAGAACATTTTGTTGAGCATTGCAATCTTCAGGTCATCTACGTCTTCTTCGTTCTTTTTCTTTTTTCGAATAAATCCGAACAAATGCTTCTGCTGCTTTTCCGTAGGCTCAACCTTTGCACGCTGTACAAACGTGATGGGGTTCGAGAAACAGTATCCCAAATGCACGTCCACAATCTTCGACGCGTCATTCTCAACAACCGTTGCATTCAGGTTCGGTCTGATTTCCTTTTCGCGGTTAAGGATAGGTTGTCTGCCGCGTTCATACTCGTAAAGGTAAGTTTCTTCATCTACGTTTCTCTGATGCTCCATAAATGCCTTTGACACAACTGCTATGATATTATCCTTTGTGATCGTCTTTACGTCGGTCATTAGCATTCTTCTGCCGAGCGTCGGAATGTTTGAAGCGTACAATGTTTTCACTTCCTTTTCGGTAAAAAGTTGTTGTATGTTCGGTCAATGCCTGTTATAATCTTCTTAATCGCCTACCATGCTGTGGGAAGATGTACTGAAACGTCGCTCATCGTGGCGGCGTTTTCTGTACCATTCTGTTGACCTCAACAAATTGGTCTTGTGTATCGTCTTGTCGGCTCCATTAAAACGTATTCCTGACTTCAGGTAAACGATGCTACCATTTCCCCCATGTGGGGAATATGGTCTGTATCATTTTCGTGAGGTCGCGAAAATGGTCTCGAACAAAAGAGAAGCCGAGTATCCGCAACGGATAATCTCGGCTCATCGGCTCTTTCCCTATTTATCAAGATCAATTTCTACTTCATTCTTGCATCCACGGCAGATAATTCGTATCTTGCCGGACGCTCCGGGCACTTTCTTAAAAAGCAATTTATTCTTGCCTGCGTTCTGCTTGCATATAGGGCAATATACATTTTCGGTCTTTTCCACAAAATGTCTCTTTCTGTGTTCTCCCATTATTCGCGTTACGGCTACCCTTTTCAAGATAGCCGCACACGGTGGAGAAGGAGTATGAGTGACAATCGACTTCTGCAAGTAGGAATCGAACCTACGCCCCCAACGCCGCCTGTTTATCAGGTGAGTGCATTTAGCACTGTTGCAGAACGGCTCATTCTTTGACCGTAAGAGCCATACGGGATATGTTTCGTATATCTACGGCAATCCATTTTGTGCTGGGTGTATTGCCTGCGGAATCGAACCGCCATTATCACCATGCCACCCGGTTACTCAATGTCTGGCATTCACCTGCCTGTAAGACCACTCACCGGCTTTGAACATTGAGCGGCAGCCTGTAAAGATTCACCGCTTCGGTTTCTCACATGGGGAGCATCTATGCAGGAACGCCCTGCAATTCCCGTCACGGTTATAGAAATTATCTGCTCGTATTTATTTCTGAAAGGTGTTGGGCGGTTGGCTCCGCCCTCGCTAATAGGAGAAACATACCAAAAGGAAATCTACCAATCTTTTAATCCCTTTTATTGTAACGCAATCAGGTGTTTTTGTTCAAGACGTTAGGCTGAATTTCCGTGCGCTTTTTATCGGCTTGACTGATATTCAGCCCTTGAACAGAGAAACGGCGGCAACATACCCGTCACCGCCGCGCCATTTATTCCTATTTCTTGTCGTTTTTGTCGAACAACAAAATCTTGTAATACAGCTTTAGAACAACGTATGTGATCATTACAACCCACACGGATTCTGAAATTGTGAGATACATAGTCGCATCACCGTACCCCATAATCGCACCAACGCCGCATACCGCAAGCCAGATAACACCGAATGGGAGAACACCCAAGACAATGATTATTGCAAGTGCGTCTGCAAGGAATTTTACCAGTTTTTTCATTACTTGCCCTCCACGGTGATACAATCGTATCTCTCACAGTTGATCGTGTTCTGCATTGCTTCAATCGGATTATAGCCGAGGTTCTGCAATATCTGTTTGAATACCGTTACTGACTGTCCACTTGCAAGTTGTACGCCCTTACGGTCTTTATCATCGTGGAATGTGTCTTTCACACTGTTCACGTTCCAGAAGATAATGTTCGGAATCTGGTATCCGTTCTTTGTGAACTTCGCCGCCATCTTGTCGTAGAACGTCCAGTCGCGATTGCCACAGTAATCAATTTCCATGTCGGAAATAACACAGATTGCTTTTGGCATATCCGTAGGTGCAATGTGGTTATCTTCTGCGATTTCCAGAACCTTGTCAAAAGCCGCTTTCAGGTCGGTATTCATGCCCCAAGTTGCACGAATGGCATTGTACACCTTTTGATTCAATGTCTCACCCCTGATTGATATAACATCCGGATGTCCGGAGAACGTCATAAACAGGTTGTGAAATGCTCCAGTGTTCCGCTCTGCAAAGTAGATTGCCAATCCGATAGATGTTGCCATTGGTCTACCATTCATGGAACCGGATACATCTGCCATTACAAGTACGTTCGTGTCATCAATATAGTTTGGTAACTGCCGCCACTGTGCTTCAAGCACGTTTGAATCCTCACCGTGATACAATACCTTTTCCACGATGTCATATGGGAAAAGTGCATTGGCGTTGATTTTCGCTTCACCCTTGACTGCCTTGCCGATGAAGTCATTGAAACGGATTTCATCGTGTCGCAAGAACGCTTTGCGATAAATCATCATTGCACGGCTAGGAACCTCGGAATAAGCAATCTCATCCCACCGTCCGGCAGACATAAGGCTTTCCACGACCTTGATTTTCTTCCGTAATGCCCTTACGTCGCGCTTAAAGTCATACACGCGATAACCGAGTTTCTGCGCAGTCAGAATGCCGAGTTTGCGTGTTTCTGCGGAACTTGCATCCGCTGTCTTAATCCACTTCGCAAGCAGAGAAACCGCGTTGCCCTCGTAGAAATTCTGCATATCCTCTTTGAACTGCTTGCTCATTGCTGCCCACATATCATCTTCAAGCGGCGTTCCGATAAGGGTGTATAAGTCATCATACCGTCCAAACACACCGATAAGGTCAAGGTTCGGTCTGATCGTCTCCGGATGATAGGTTGCGGCATATTTCAGAATCGTCCTGAAAGTCTTTCTCTCGCCCAGACCGCCGCGGATATCTCTTGCGTAGAACAGAATCTTTGTCGCGAACAGCGCATCCTGATTCACCGCGTCCGCGTAAAGTCTCTGGATTCTCGTGTCATCAGCGTCCCTCAACGCTCCGACAGTTGAAAAGAAATCCAGAAGTGCGTCCGACGTGGTATTCAGAGCAACCGCGCCGTTTGTTGTTTTTGTCCACTTTGCATCTTCTTTCATTGCTTCTGCAAAATTCATGTTTTCCTCTCTTTCCATGACGCTGTATGGGGTTAAGTGAAATATGCGCTTGTCCTTGTTAATTGCTGTGAGCGTCACATATGGTCTCTGTCATCAATGGGATACTTCAATGGAGGGTTGAAATATAGTATCCCAAGGCTCCGGGTGGGAGTTGAACCCACTACCGCTTTGTACGGTTTCGAGTGTGTTTGCACTCGGTATCTCACTCCGGAGATACTTCCGGAACTTAGTGTCCCCGACAGGATTTGAACCTGCAATAGTTGTTTGCCGCGTCGAACACAATCATGTTCGTTGTCTCTACCGTGAGACAATATCGGGGACTTAGATGGACGGGTGGGAATCGAACCCACGACACTTACTTTGGCCTGCGATGTTGATTGCTGTTAGTCTCACAAGCATGAGACATTTTGCTTTGTGGTAATGCTCTACCAACTGAGCTACCGTCCAAGAGGATGGGGTAGGTCTCGAACCTACAACTCGCGCTTAGTAGGCGATTTTTTATTGCTGTCAGAACCCAGTGACAGGATTCGTTTTTATTTCGCGCTTTTCCAATTAAGCTACCCATCCGTATTAAGTTGTGCGGAGATAGTAGGAATCGATCCTACACGGCATTTAAGCCAGACGGGTTAGCAACCTGCTGCGCTACCATTACGCCATATCTCCGAATTGCGGAGGTTGGAATTGAACCAACGTACTCTAGCTTATGGGGCTAGTGAGCGTCCACTGCTCGTCACTCCGCTGTATGCTACGTTGTCCCTACGCAGCTTTGCACTTTTGGCTATGTCGTCTTTCACGCCTACTTTGTGCTTAACCATCACACTCACGACATATAGGATGGTGGACTTTGTTACAAACAATACCGTACACTTTCTAAGGACAATTTTTTGAATGATAGAGGTCGCCCATCCCTCAGTGCCAAATAGGTATGTCGTTCGGGGAACATCTCAACCCCAACTGGTTTTACGTCCGAAGTCAGGACGGCTTATGTCATTCAATATCAATGTTAAGAGGAATTCCGCGTCTTTGGCTCATGAATATTTCACCGCTTTCTAATTCTTTGAGCCTTTCGTTGCACTGTTCATCCGTCTCATATCTGGAACAGAATATCATGTCATCCGGCGCACGCCATTTCTCTTGTAAGTCAATGATGAAGTACAGAACCGTATGTTTCAGGTTAATCCATTTCGTGCAGATTATGTAGCGGTCATCTCTTGCCCGTACCCTGAATGGGCGTTTCTGCTCTGGGATATAAACCTTGTCTCCAACCTTGACTTTCATACAATCTCTACTTCCCTGACTACCCATTCTTCGGGAATCATGCCTGAAGTGTCGGCTTTGTTCAATTCCTCGCATCGTTGCTCCGCATAATAGATATTGGTGTATAC